AACACTAACGACGACGGTCGTGGTGGGCAAGATAACTCGACTGGAATGAAAGAGTTGCGGAAGGCGAACGCTGCCTTAAAGAAGCAACTTAGTGAACTTCAGGAAAGTTATTCTCTTGTCACTAAAACTCAACGTGATCGTTCGGTGAAAGACGTACTCAATTCGTTAGGTTTACCGCAGAAAGTTTCGGCGTTTATTCCTGACGACGTTACATCCGAAGAGGACGTAACAGATTGGATTAACGAGTACGGTGACGTGTTCGGTTTTAATCCAAACCCTGAAGCCGATGCTGAAGGTGAAAATGAGGTGCGACAAGATTTCGCTTCTCTCAACAGGATCTCCCAAGCGCAGGCTGGTGGGACTACCTATTCGGGTGGTTCAGACCAGTTGGATTCTCTTGTCCGTAATGCGGGAAGTCCTGAAGAGTTAAACAAAATTTTGTTTGGTACTTCACAAGCGCCAGAGGCATACTAGCCGAAGGTTCCGACAAACATTCTATCTATTTTAAGGAGGTGAAACACTACAATGGCTAACGCATACACTGGTACTTCCGCTATGGCGGGTGTTGTTAAAACAGCATATGACCGTTATGTAGAGTTCGCTCTACGTTCACAACCACTGTTCCGCAACCTCGCTGACAAGCGTCCTGTGCAACAGGCTATGCCCGGTTCTTCTGTTGTGTTTTCGCTATACAACGATCTGGCTCTCGCAACAACCGCGCTTACTGAAGCAGTTGATCCTGACTCGGTAGCAATCAGCGACGTTTCAACTGTTTCTGTTACTCTGAACGAGTACGGTAACGTTGTTTTGAACCTGCGTAAACTTGGCGAACTGTCGTTCGCTGACGTTGACCCAGCAATTGCAAACATTGTTGCGTTCAACATGGCGGATTCTATTGACAAAATTGTTGTTGATAAACTGATCACGGGTACTAACGTACTGTACTCGGGTGACGCAACTTCAACTGTTACTGTTGATGCAGCAGACACCCTTGGTGGTGCCGAGATTCGTAAGGCTGTCGCTAAACTTCGTACAGCGAAGGCTGTCCCTAAGGACGGCATGTTGTACGCGGCTTACGTTCACCCTGAAGCGGCACACGATCTCCGTTCGGAGACTGGTTCCCTTTCGTTTGAGGACATCCGTAAGTTTACTGACCCTAACGTTGGTAACGTGCTGTCGCTCTCTACTGGTGTCTATGGTGGGGCGTACTTCATTGAGACTCCACGGGCGTACGTTGCTACCGATGGTGCTTCTAGTGCCAAGGTTTACCGTACTTTGATCTGTGGTCAGCAAGCACTTGCTGAGGCGACTGCTGTTGAACCCGGTGTGGTTATTGGTAACGTTGTTGACAAGTTGATGCGTCAACGGCCTATCGGCTGGTACTCCCTGCAAGGATGGTCACTGTACCGTCAAGCAGCAATGTACCGGATTGAGTCCGGTTCGTCTATCGCTTAAGCGATGGTGTTTTAGGGGGAGGGTCCATCCTGCGGGGTGGGCCTTCCTTCTTCCCATTCTTTTTCTTTGAAAGGTTTTACTGTGGCTGATAATCTCCCGAACGTTATTGAGAATGCTCTTCTTGATGCTCTTGTTGGTACTACCGCGTACTCCATGACTGGGCCTGTAATGCTTGCGTTGATGACCGCTAACGGTAACGATGCTTCTGCTGGTACTGAAGTTACTGGTGGTTCGTATGGTCGCGTGAGTATGTCTATGACTACTGCTTCTGGTGGTTCTATTACTAATAGTGCTGAACTAAACTTCGCTGGTATGCCTACGGCTACTGTTGTCGGTGTGGAGTTGTATGATTCTAATGGTTCACCTAAGCGTCTTGCTTATGGTTCTTTGTCTGTTTCTAAAGCGGTCACTTCTGGTGACACGTTGCAGTTTGCTGCTTCTTCGGTGACGCTTAGTCTGTCCTAATGTTTGATATCACTAGTCCGGTAGTTAACGATTTAGGTATCATCCAAGTTGCTTCGGGTGTTGCTTCGCTTGCTTTTGAGTCTGACGTAACGGCTAACGTTACGCAAATTCATGTGACTAGCATTTCTATGTCTGTTGAGTCTTCCCTTAACACGTCAGTTGTAAGGGTCACTTCGGCTGTTACATTAGTGGTTGGTACTTCTGACATGTCCGTGACGGGAACTCGCGTCAGATTGGCTGATACGGCCTTACAGGGGGCTTCTAGCCTCACTGCTGTGGGTACGTTGCGCTTCTTTGGTGCAGCCGACCTTTCTGCCGATCTGGAACTGACTAATCCTACGTCGGTCAGGGTTGTTATTGCATCCACGGTGAGCATGAGTGCAGGTTCCAACATGCCTACCGTTGACTCTCAACCAATCTACCGACTGATACTTCCAACGAAACGGTACGGCTACTCGAACGACCGCCTGTTTGGAAGGTACACGTTAGACAGTGGAGTGTCACTACTTATCACTGGTTCGACTGGGGAAGAAGCAGAGTACGTTACCCAAAACGAAATCAAGGACGCTGACTACTATTTTGCTGGCGGTCACCAGTACCAATTAAACCAAACCGAGTATGACGCTGTTACCACTGCCGGTTTTGAAGATCTAGTAGAGGTGGCTTAAATGAATTGCCGAACAGGATGCCCCACTGGTGGTCACGCCTCATGGGGTGAGTGTGCCCGTGCAGCAAACATTTCGATTGGTGCAGTGATGACCAGTGAGTTCAAGGAATCGTATGAACAAACAGATCGTGAATTGAAAGAGTACCGTTCGGTTCGTGCTGAAGGAATCCAACCTGAAGGCACCACGATGAACAAGATTGAGTTAGCGAAGACTGCAACAAAACTTTTAGGCAGACCGTACAATGCGGAGAAAGATCCACCCGCGAAGTTTATCCGATCTAAGCAGTCGGCAACGTTTGCTAAGACGGGTGAAATCTGATGCCTACTTTAAGTAACCTTATTGACTCGACTCTCATGTACATGTACGGGATGTCCACGCATCAGGATCAAGAAACGCACATCACTCAGGCTATCAACTCCACGGACTTGACGTTTACTGTTGATGACGCTTCGATCCTTTCTAAGGGTCTCACCGAAATTGGCACGGAACTTATGCAAGTAAAATCTGTTGACACTTCCGCAGGTACAGTAACCATTGCACCTTACGGTCGCGGTTACCGTGGTACCACTGCGGTATCACATTTGTCCGATAATAGGATTGTGGCTGCCCCACTAATCCCACGTTCATTTGCTTTAAGTGCCATTAACGAAACTATACTTTCCGTTTTCCCCGACTTGTACGCTGTCGGCACAGTCACCATCGTGTCGAACCCCGTGGTGGTAACGTACGCTTTACCTGCCGGTGCCCTAGACATTTTGTCTATATCCTATGAGACTATCGGCCCTTCTAAAGAATGGGAACCGATACGCCGTTGGCGTGTGGACAAGAACGCTGACCCCACCAAGTTCCCTTCCGGCTCCACCGTATCTATTTACGATGGAATCAACCCGGGCAGAAGCATCCGGGTCGTTTACACGAAGCAACCAACACAACTATCCAACTTGACTGACGACTTCGCCACGGTCACTGGCCTACCAGAATCCGCTATGGACGTTATCCGTTACGGTTCCGTGTATCGAATGGCACCATTCTTTGACGCGCCACATCTCGCGGGTCAAACTGCTGAGGCTGACTTCGCTGCGAACGTTAGACCTATCGGTTCGGCATCAACGTTTGGTAAATACGCTTTGCAACTCTACCAGATCAGGCTTACGGAAGAGTCAAAGAAACTTAGTTCCATTTACCCTGTCCGTAGTCACTACACAAAGTAAGGTTAACCAATGGCTAGAAGGTATTATTCGTCCATCGCCCAACGTACCACATTGTCGGGTTCTATCTTGTCGGGTGCCACTACTATCGCTGTTGTTGCGGTTACTGGTTTCCCTGCGACTAAACCGTACACTCTCATTCTGGATCAGGACACTGTTAATGAGGAAGTTGTAACGGTTACTGCTTCTTCTGGTACCACGCTGACTGTTACTCGCGGCGTTGACGGTACTACTGGTGTCGCTCATTCCGCTGGCGCCACTGTTAATCATGGTGTGTCTGCCCGTGACTTTGATGAACCTAACGCTTTCATCAACGGTACTGGTTTTGTTTCTCCAACTCTTGCTGACGCCAAGGGCGACTTGATTGTTGCTACCGCCGACGACACGCTGGCGCGTCTCGCTGTTGGGACGAACGGGCATGTTGTCACGGCTGACAGTGGCGAAACAGGAGGCATGAAGTGGGCACAACCGGGAGCGACACCCACGCAAAACACGCAGACTGGCACGACCTACACAGCGGTGCTACTGGACGCCGGGAAAACCGTCACCCTCTCCAACGCGTCAGCGGTCACACTTACAATCCCCGCGCAAGCCTCTGTGTCGTGGGCTGATAACACGCAACTGAACTTCCTTAACCTTGGCGCTGGAACTGTGACAATCACTGCTGCTGCCGGTGTAACTATCAACGGCACACCACTCACCTTGGCGACATCTAAGGGGGGAAGTCTCGTTCGCACAGCGTCCAACGTTTGGACGTTCATCCCTTTCTCCGCTGGTGTTGAGGCCGCGAACTTTACTAACGCGGCTACCGGCACATACACGACAGGCGGGTTTGACTACAAATACAAGGATTACACGGGAACAGACAGTGTAACTTTCGACCGAGCCGGTGAAATTGATTTACTTGTTATTGGCGGTGGCGGTTCGGGAGGTAGGTCACAAACAGGGTCAGCCAACTACGCGGGCGGCGGCGGTGCTGGCGGGCTTTTGGAATCCGGCACTTCAATAATGCGCCTAATAGTTCCGATAGGGACATTTACCATAACTGTCGGCGCGGGCGCTGCGGTAGATAACAACGGAAACCCAAGTACTTTTGGTCTGATAGCGGCAGTTGGCGGCGGGAAAGGCAGTGGATTAAACTCGGGCTTATCGGCTTGGGTAGCAGGTGCACTTGGCGGATCTGGTGGCGGCGGTAGCGAAGGAAATAGTAGTTCCTTCCCCGGCATACCAAATCAAGGATTCGCAGGAGGCACAGCATCATCTGATGCAGGCGGTGGCGGTGGCGGTGCTGGTGCGGCAGGGATCAACGGGGCAGCAAATGTTGGTGGCAACGGTGGAGCACCTAAAACCTCGCTTTTAACTGGTTCAAGTGTTTCTCTGGCAGGTGGCGGGGCAGGACACGGGCAACCAACGACGGGAACAGCGTCAGGCGGCGGGGGCACGTCTGCCTCGGCCAATGGAGTTGCGAACACTGGTGGCGGTGGCGGTGCAGCAAATACTCCGGGCCAAGGTGGATCGGGTCTTATAAGAATCAGGGTGGTGGTGTAAATGGCTCATTTCGCGCAAGTAACCGGCAACATTGTTCGCAACGTGATCGTCGTAAATAACTCGGACTGTGGCGGTGGCGACTACCCTGAC